AGCTCAACAGCAGCTTGATCTTCATTACAAAAACTAGAATCAAATATATATCCATTGCCTTGTCTTTCTAGCAAAGGAATTTTAAACTTCCAACCACAAGTCAACGCGTGAGCATCGGTCCACAAATTAGGTACTTCTTTTTTAGTTGTTTGATAAACTAATGCAGAATCTAAAGTTAACCATTTACTTACATCAACCCAATTAGGATCTAATTTAGAAAATAAAACTTTTTTAAAACCTGTAGCATCCACATAAAAATCTGAAATATAATCCTGCATATCACTACTTACCATTTTAATATTGCCTAAGTTATCAATTGTGACATCAGTTATCTCATCATCAACTACTTCAATACCTCTTTCTAAAGCAACTTTATTAAAAAATGTATTTAACTTAAAATTGTTAAAATGAAATTGATTAATAGGTTTATTTAATGAGCTATCAATCTTTTTCATTAAATGTTCTTTAGGAGTTAATTCAATTGGTTCAATATTTTTATTAAACAAGTGCAGCAATCTAATATTTAAATCATTAATCTTATCTAAAATTCTTTGATCAACAGAATGAATATAATTTTTATTACTCCAATTAGTGTATGCAATAGAAGTTTTATAAGTAACACCACATTCTTTAATAATATCCATTTGTTTTAAACCAACAAATTTTAAAAATTTATCAAAATGAGGAGTGCTGCCTTCGCCAACTCCAATGATTCCAATTTTATCAGATTTAATAATTTTAATTTCTAAATGAGGAAATTTTCTTTTTAAAATTAAAGCAGTTATGTAACCTGCGGTTCCACCACCAACAATACAAACACTATTCATCTATCTTTACCATTACAGTTCCAACTGATGAAGTTAAATGAGAATTATGTACTTCGTTAAATACTTTAATAAACTCAGACCAAGAGTTATTCTTCAATTTGTATAGTGCTTTCAACTTCGATGGTTTTTGCATTGTACCCATCAATTTTGTTTGAAAGTTCCTTGAGCTTATTTTCAAGTTCTTCACGTGACATTCCCTCCAGACCAGTTACCTTTACTTCTTTACGATCAATATATTGTCCTGCAAGCTGACCTGATCGATACTCAGCATTGATTGCCGCAGCATATTGTTTGTCTTGTTCTGCACTTAAAGCAATTCTTTCTAGTCTTTTGTAACGTCTTAGATTGTCACCTTCGTATTTGGCACATTCCTCTTTATAAATTTTATCTAAATATTTAACGACATGAGGATTTATTTTTCTGTTAGTTAATCTAGAAGCTATAACAGAATAATCATTTTCATTTTTACAATCATAACCAGCTTGTTTGAGAGCTTCCGCTTTAGTTATATTGCCCCAATTCTTAACGTAAATGTCTACAAATTTTTTTTGTTTAAGAGTTAAATCATCTTCAGTTCTTAACTCTTTCTTTTTTAAACCTGGATTCATTTTTTTGTTTTAAATTTTTTCTGTTGCATCTTAACAGATATACTATCAATTCCAATTAAATCCTTAACATTATCCTGAAATCTTTGGGTTTCTGTCTTATCATTAACAAACTTAACGCCTTTGATATTTTTTCTTATTGGTAAACTATATTCTGTACCACTCAAAGTAGATTTAATCTGAGATTGTTTGCTCATAGGCACAGGCCCTAGACTTTTAGCACCAACCTCTCTACTAGCTGGAGTAGGCCTTTTAAGATATGCAGTGACCTTTTTCTTACCTAATTTTAAAAGTTGTTGTCCTATGTATTTTGCTACCATAATTTTTACTATATAGATTATTTTAACCTTTAGAATTTTACCATAAACCTGACTTGGGTATCTACACTAGCCTATTTACTCTTTAGGTGTCTCTCAGGGACACCATAGGGACATCAGAGGGACACCTTATATTTTACTTAAATGATTGATATATATACATTATTCTTCTTCAGGGACACCAGGGACACCACTTTAGGGTTCCTCGTAAAATATTTTTTCAAAAGGGTAATATAATCTATATAGAGAAATTTGTCCGGTGTCCGTTGTACTGTGGTATTTATGCAACAATACTTGATACAGGCTACCAAATAGCTTATATTAGAGCTAGTTTACTCTTAGTTAGTAGAGTTCCTGGGGTTATTTTTTCTTTTCTGCCCCAGGAATATCTATCTTATCAATATTTTTCTTAATTTTTCTTCTCTCTTCAATAGTATTAGCAGCTCTGTAGGCCTTATATTTCGCTCTATACTCCATCCACATCTTCTCACTTTTAGTAAATTTTATCTGTCCTTTTTCATTTAAATAATTAAACCTAGACCTTACAAAATCAGGATCCATATCAGCGTACCAACAAATAGTTTTAAAATCTTCCGAATTCTCATTAAACCAATTATAAGAATCCTCCTTATTATAAGCATCAACCTTGCTGCAAGTAGGAGTTACACAGTCTTCAAAAGCCTGCACAATAATGGCTTGGAACAACTTCTGTTCCGAATACTTGGCATTAATAATAGCCGTGGCCATTCTAATGCCCAAAATCTTTAACAAGTTTGGCGAGTAATTCACGGTATTGCTTTTGCTCCTTTTGAGGGAAACCTAATGCAACATATTCGTGATAATCAGTGAAGATGTCATCTATAAATTTCATTTTCTCTACTCCATCTAAAGAACCTAAAATTTTATAATGGAAATCTACAAAGTCTTCATCATACATAATGCACGACCATGAAGAGGGAAAAGATATGGAAATGGAAATGTCTTCACAGTCATGCATCATTTTTAACAACTAGTCGTAAGCCTTTTGCCTGAGCTGCAGCTTTTCGTCCTCGTTGCCAACACTTCCTGATTAAATCAAGAAATGAAAGACTGAAATTTCCTAAACCAAAATCGTTTCCACAATACAGCTGAAACATCAAACTTGTCATATCGTCATAAACTTTTTTATTCGGACATATCAATACCAGCTGCTCAATTGCTTTTTCTAGAGCTTCAGGCGATGATTTTTTCGCTGCTTTAGTCACTATAAGTCTCCTAAATTAGTTTTTTAATTTAAAATACTTGTTCGTTGTTATTGTGAAAATAAAGTGTTTTGAAAGCCTCACTTTTTCATTTAGGCTTAGGAATACGTTGATTCGTTATTAAGTTATTTTTAAAATGATTGCAAGTAAAAAAATAGGCCCAGTCTCCCGGGCCTATCTCCGCTGATCAGCTATTTGCTGTTAAGCAATTGTTTACCTTGCTTCAGCAAATTCTCTCTCATTGCTTCAGGCGTTTTTCCTTCTTTTTTCGCTATTTTCTTGACTTCTTCGTCAACTAATTTAGCGATCATATTTCCAGGTCGTCTGAAACCTTCCTTTCCCATTGCTCGGATTATGCAGTAAGATTCGATGTCTACTGCACAAGATTTCCACTTATTGATATCCATTTAAGCGGCCTCCCTTTCTTCTCTTTCAAATTCTCGATCCATTGCAAATTTCATTAGATCGATTTTTTTGTCCCTAGTTAAACCACCATTATATACCTTGTCAAACATTTGAATATAATCGTGACTACTTGTTGCAGCAAGCAATTTACCACCTTTAGATTTTAATGCAGATTTAAATCTTGCAAAATCATATTTAGGATGTTTGCACATAATTAAATATGCTCTGATAAATTGTCTCTTCAACTTTTTCTCAGTGCCTATGTGATTGTTAATCAATAACATTTGACTAGCAATTCTATCAAAGTTGATTAATGCACCTGATGCTAATTTAAATTCTCCAAGTTTAAATGCATCGGTCATCTCTTTGGTATTAGTTGCTTTGCCTAACATTAAAGTTAATGTTTCAGCTACAGGCATTCCATACTCTAACATTTTAGATTTTAAAATTTTGTAATCGTTTTTACCACGATAACAATAGAAATCCAAAAAGTTATCTAAGTTCCAGTTCTTTTTACCTGTATTGAATCTAGCCATATCCAATGGATCGTCTGAATCAACCATTAAAAAGAATACTGAAAGACCTAAATCTTTTCTTGCTTGCAAAGTATGATGACCATCAATGATCTCATAATCTTTGTTTACAAAAATTGGAGCCTTAGTATCTTTCGCTGCAATTAATTTTTTAATTCTTGCAACATGGGCATCGTTTATTTGTCGATTGCCTTTGCCTTTTTTAAATAAAGAATATTCTTTAGTTTCAAAAAAAGCGTTTTTTATTTGTTTAATTGTCATGAGTTTTCCTCCTTTGTTAGTGTTAATAGAACATGACATAGCACAGCCATCCAACCAAAATTAAAAATAACTTTGGTGGAAGTACAAGCAACATAATTAAAAAAACAAACTTATAGAATTGATTTATCATTCTCGTCTATTTTTCCTTTTATGTGATCGTAAATTAAATCTTTCGCTATCTGTGCATTGATAGGATAGATAGGCAGGTCTTCAAAGTTGAGTGAAACTTGTTGCAGCCTACGCATTTGATCTTGAAAAGCTCCATCACCATATTCTAGTTCTTGACCATCAATAGTGTGAGTTGGAGTCAGTGCCAAGACTTCATCAACTTCTTTAATCCAATCAGCAAATGTATCGCTGCAGGATTTAAGTTTTATTATATTCATGTTATCCTCTTAGTTATTTATTAATTTTAATATAGACATTAAAATAAAAATTGCAAGGATTAAATAAGATAGGATATTATAGGACTTTCCAATATGAAAATGATACTTACAGTGTATATTTGTTCAGTAATTACAGGCGTTTGTGGCATACCAACCACTCAAGAATATAGCTATCCTAAAGAATTTAATTCGCATTATGATTGTGTTTATAATGGAATGAAAGAAAGTTTTGATATTTTATTTGAATCTGGTATATCCAAATCAGATGTTCAACAGCTTTTACTTTATCCAAGATTCACTTGTTTACCCGATGAGACCCCAAGGCTTGACTCATAGCAAACACTTGATTTTACTAACCATTTTACTGTATACTATTTTATGAAGCTGTATCGCATCCAAGCGAAATACAAAGGCATATATATTAATGAGATGCTTGAGAGTGAAAATGATGCAGCAGCTCTTGATTGTTTTGTAAAGAAGGTTGAATCAGGAGAAGTAAAACTGAACGATACTGGTGGATTTTATGATCCAAACAGAATGTTCATAACCTTCGAGGAGGTTGACAGAAATGCAACTATCGATGTTGATATCGGAAAAACTTCAACTCGAGTCTCAATGGGCACAACAGGCGTTAGCCCAAAAGAGAGTAACGACTGATATGAAGTGGATGGATATCAAGATTAAAGAGCTCAAAACAAAAATCAACGAGTTAAGTGTTGAGGATGCTAAATTGGGCTTATATGATATAGCTAGCTAGTAAGCTAGTGTTTGATTAAAAAGTGTAATTATTATACAAGCTACCTATGTC